TGTGGTCGTTACCAACCGAGGTGCTGTTGTATGCCGTGGCCATCTGGGCGAGCGTGAGCGCGCCAGCGGTGTTCTCTTCATACGAACGCCACCAGTCGTTGTTCTGACCCGTAGCCGAGTTGATTCCACCAACGGTGTTACCCGACTCAACGATGTTGCCAAGGCCGTTCCAGTTCTTGCCCGAGTTGCCGGTGCCGTCACCGAAGAACATCTGGTTGAAACCTTCACGCATCGACTCCTCAGCCTGCATAATCTTGGCTTCAAGAAGGTTGATGATTTCGGCTTCACCGTTGTTCTTGGCTTCTTCGATACCGGAGATGGCGATGGACGCAGCGTACTGCTTCCAATCGTACTCGGCGGCCGAGATGCCGTCCTGTGCGGTCAGCGAAATCGTGTCGTAACCCGAGTACGAGGCGACAGTCGAGTTCTGACCATAAATCAGCGGCTCAACAATCTTCGTACCGCCATTAAGCATACGGATACGGCCCTTTTCGGTGAGCATGTACGTAAGCGGACGTGCGGTGAACACGTTGTCAGTGAGTTGGTTGCGATAGTTCGCAAGGGTAGTAGAAAGCAGCGCATCAAAGTTAGCGTTACCCGGCATTTTGAATCCTCCTAAGGACTAGTTGTGATAGTTGTAATGTTAGGAGATTCCGAGTTGGCGTTTCGCCAAATCGAAAGCATCCCTGAGTGAAGAAACAGGTGCATCCGACACTCCCGCACTAGCCGCACTAGTAGCCCCGGAAACAATTCCCGTCTGGCGCTTCTGCTCGACAATACGCTGCTCGTCTGCTGCTTTCCTTTGTGCAACCTGCTGGTTAACCAAATTCCTGCTCATCATACGGTCAAACGCAATCTGCTTGTAAATGCCTTCTAGGTCATTGCTTCCGATAGCCAAAGCCTGTGCAACCACTTCGTTTGGGTCGAAATCCTCACCATACTTCTCTTGCAGAAAACCAAGATTACGTTCCAACTGTTGAAGCGCCTGCGCTTCCTCAAACGACTTAATTCGCGTCTCCAGCAACCGAATCTGTTTCTCGGTTGGGTCAGCAAACGGGTCATCTTCAAAAGACTCAGCACCATTGTTGATACCGTAATGTTCTTGTAGAAGTTTGATAGTTCCCTGCGGGTCATTGTCCAACGCCTGTTGGATTGCCGCAGCAAACTGCACTTCTTGTCTCTGCTGACTGAGTTCCTGAGTCTTGCGGGTATAATCCGCTTGACGCTGGTATCCAGCCAAAGCCTCACTGAGTGGAACCTCAATTTCTTCTCCTGCAACGGGCAACTTGACACGCTTGTCCGCGTAGTCACCCCAGTTGAAGTAACCTTCTTCCGACTGTTCGGCTATTTCACCCCCAACATCTTCAACTTGTCCACCATCAAAAGTGGGGTCTACTTCTTGGGTAGCGTATTCAGTTGTGTCTTCCACCGGAATCCTTTTGGTTGGTTGTTCCTATAGATAGAACTATTTTGTAACCTAAACGGGCTGTTCAGGTGGCATTATTTCTCCACCGGCACCCAAAGCCTGCATCAATTCAGGCGGCAAACCACCCTGCGGTGGCATGCCGCCACCCATTTGCTCAGGCATCGGCTGCCCCTGTGGCATTTGCTGGGGTGCAGGCGCAGCCAAGAACGCCTCAGGCGTCTTGATACCAAAACCAAACTGTAGTACGTGTCGTGCTAAAGCACCCATGTCGATAACCCCAGCCTGCGCAAAGGGAGCCATAGCGTCAACCATCTGCAACGCCATTTGGCGGCGGAACGATTCGTTCACAGGCTGGGTAGAACCTGCCTCAACTTCAAAATCGAACTCGCCAGCAATATAGTCGCGGTCAAACTGGACCCACAGGGGAATTGCGTTAGAACCAACAACACGGGCTACTTGTGTACCAGTCATGTATTGCTGGGCCAAAGCAACCAAACGTCCTGCGCAAGCAGCAATTTCCAGTTCAATAATCGCCAACTTGTCCGCTGCACGTGCATTACTGGCGTCCTGCGCAATTGCAGCCTCTGTTGCCGTACGACGAATCTCAGGCATCGCACCACGCATATAGTCCGACACGCCAGAGACACGGTCCATGTCGCCTGCAATCAGGCTTGACTGATTGTAGAACTCGGGTGGATTGATGACAGCAGGCATTGGGGTGATGACGCCGCCAAGCGGCTCATCTCCCACAACAGGAACCAAAACGTTATCCTCATCGGATTCCAGCATCGCTCGACCATCAGGGTCGAACGCCGACTCCTTGTACAGCCATTTACGCGAGAACCGCTTACGGTGGTTCATCATCTGGGTGCGTGTCTCGTTCAGTTCATGCTGAAGGCCCTCAATGGCTTCCAGTTCACCCAACGGGTAGAAATGCTCTGGAACCTCATAGTTTCTAAGCATCACAAACGGGTGACCAAAGGCAAAAGGAATCTTGGTCGGCTGGACAAGGAACTTGTCCGAGCCTTCAGCAAAGATACACATTGTCCCCTTGGGAATATCGTAAAACTCCCATACTTCTACAAAAGAATCTTCTTTCGTGTATGACTGTTTTACCTGCTGGCCATCCAAACCATACTTTGAGTACTGGGTTGGTTGGACCTCAGCGCGTGCGTTGCTGTTGTAACGCTTGTCGTTGCGCACGTCCGCCAGCGGACGCTTAACCCGTTGCGCAATCCACTTGATATCGTCCATGCTTGTGCCATCGGGGTCAACGTAAACATCAAACGGGGAGATGCGTTCCACAAACGGACGGTCCTCAACGATGACCATTTCGGTCTCAACGTTTGTTTCGCCTTCAATATCCAATACATCGTTATGTTCAACATTTGGGTCGCGTTCAGCGACCTTTTCTTCCTCAACAAAGCGGTAACCGGTTTTAACCCAACCGTGACCAATAATAAGTTTGTCTTTAACGGCTTTGCGGAACTGTGGCTGGCACCCGTAGTGCCGCCACCAATAGTTGACAATTGCCTCGGTCACGGTTGCGCGGTCGCCATCTTCGGGGCGACGCGCATTAACCGTAATTTTCGGGTAGTTAACCGACACGCTGGGGCCAATAACGTTAATAGTTGAAAACGCCATATTGACCAAAGTGCGGTCTTCGTCACTAAGGTTGTCGTAATGTTTCCCACGGTACATGTCAATCATGCGACGCCAAATAGCGTCGTATTCTTCGTTCTTGCGCCAACGCTTAGATTGCGTCAGTTTAGAACGGTACCTGCTCAGCAGGTCCTTATTTGACAGTCTAGCCATTCTTATTTGCTGCCTCGCCCAAACGACGCATCATTCTTGTTAACCCAGCGCAGAAGTGGTGGAACCACAGCAGCCCCAGCAGCACTAAGAATGCCGCGTACATCACGGACACCAGCAGTATAAACAGCGAGTCCAGCACCAACCGCCGAACGAACATAACTAGAAACCAACGCTTTCGTCTTATCATCCAACTTGATTACCATGACCATCCTTAATGTGTTGTTTGAAATCGTCTTTCAATTCAGTTACGTCATCATGAATATCATCAACTTTGATAATCATATGATGTAGCAACTCTCTGGATTCCGCATGCTGGTTAGTATTCTCATTTCTCAGCATCTGCAACAGCACCACAACGGGACCTGTGATGACTGCTACCAGCAGCGGTACCCACCAGTTCACGTCACACCCACCGGCTTCCCACAGGTTCGGCCTTGATGCCACCAGCGACGGCATCGGCCTCTTGCTTCAACTGGCGTTCCCGAACCGTAGGCCCATGGAAATCTTCTTGCCCATGCGTAAAGCCAATACGGATGCCCTTGATGTGGCATTTGAAACAGATTGCCCCGCGTCGGGGCAGTTCTTCATGCTCAAAATGTGAGCCACATGTAGTGCAAGTGAAAAGGTTCATTAATATTCCCCAAGTCTGTCACCTAGTCGCGGTTACGAACCCCAAACGACCCCAAAACAAACTTGTCAGGCCTAAAGGTAGCGATATGGCCTTCCCACCAAGCCAAAGAACCCTTCGGGGCTTCCCCAGCCACCTGATACTCGGGTAGCCAAACATATTTTAGCATCTGATTGGCAATGGCCAGCGACATCACGCGGTCGTCGTGAGGCGACCCGTGAGTCTTACCATTCGACTGGCGCACAAAGGTCCGCAATTCCGCAATCGTGTAATCGCAAAAGATACCGATGTCGTTGTCACGAATACTGGCCTGCAACTCGTCAATTGCCAGCGGCTTCGACGCTGCGGTCGTACGCCAACCCAAAATCTCTGTTGGTTCAGGCGACCTTTGGGCCAGCCTACGCTGGCGGTAAATGTTTTTATACCCCGACCGCTGCAACGCCTTCAGGGTGGTCAGACCGTGGTTGTTGGATTCCACACCCATCAAAGCCGTGTTGTACCACCAACCCAAATTAGCCAAAACAACCTCCCCGAACAGGTCCGGGTCAATGTATCCATGCCAGTGGGCGACCACTTCGTGCGTATATGCATTAATTACATGAGCAGAACTATAGTCACCATGACCCAAACCTTCAGCGACGTCCGCCCCAATGCAGTACACAGCCGACAGGTCTGGAAACTCCCAAACCGCCAACTCACCGCCATCCCGACGAAACTCGAGATTCTTTGGACCGAGCCTGTGAAGATACCCACGCTTCGGCTCAGTTGTTTCATAAGCCCGAAGCGCCTCAATATCAAATACCGGACGACCTGAACGAATAAACGCCTCATCAGGGTCAGACGGATATTCCTGCGCTAACTGCCAGTCAGGCAACTGGCGACGCTTCGCCTCATACCAGTCGTCGTCACGGTCGCCTGCGGACCACGGAAAAAAGATTCCCTTAAACAGGTTGGTTCCAGTTTGGGAACCAACCCACAGTTCATGGAAAATGTTTCCCTCACCGTTAGCGGTACTTAGACAGATGACACGACCGCCAACGTCAGCAATCGGCTCAATAGACGCCCATGCCTCCTCGGAGTTCGGCAAAAACGCCATTTCGTCAATCACCACACGGTATACCGACTCACCACGGGCAGGGTCATTACCGCTAGGTAGCGACTCGATAGCCGACTCGTTAGAGAACGACATCTTGAGTTGGTTGTTGTCGATAATCGATGGACCCCTGAGAACCATCCACTTGGGTAGAAACTTAAACCCGTACTTGGATTTCATCAACAGTTTCATTGCTTCACGCTCAGTCCTACTGAGCATGATGATGAAGCGGTCTTTCCAAAAGAATGTTTCCCAGAAGACGAAGGCTGCGGCCAGAGTAGAGAATCCAATCTGGCGTGCCTTTAGGACAATGCTGTAGCGGTTTTCTATCCACGATTCTACCGTAGATAGTTGCGCCTCTCGCATCTCAAACTTGATACGTCCTTTTTCAGGGTGCTTAATGTACCAGTAATTAGTGCAAAAATAATTAAATGCATCGACCAGTTCCTGTGTTGTGGCGTTTTCTGGGCCTTTGCACAGTCGCCATTCCTTCTCGTTGAGAAGGTCTGTCAGTTCCATTTATTCCTCGGTGTTTGCCTCACTAGAGATGCTCATGGGATACCAACCACGGTTATTTTACGAAAATCATACGAACCGCTTGCTGTCACGTTAGAACGATAACGCATCGTAAACGTGTTCAAACCAGCCGTCAACGTCGTCAACAAATAGGTTACGCTCGACGTGGTTGCAGTCGAAATTCCGCCAACAGACGCCGAGTTATCGTCAATCGCAGCAATGCTTGATGCCCCGCTAACCGCACATCCAACAAAATTGTAGTTTCCAGCGCAAGAAATTCTGGCTGAAATTGTGATGAGGGCTTTCGTTCCTGTTTGCAGTGTGACTGCTGGGTCAGTACCAGATGATGCTGCAAATGCTGTACCTGACGGGTTGTTAACCGAGGCGTTCTGTGTGTCTGATTGTGGGGTGAGGCATACCCA